GAAGGCGTTATTAAGCTCGTCAAAAACAAGCTGAAAAACGCGATGAAGACTGCCGGTAACAACTTTTCCAGCGATATGTATTCGGATGGCACTGCTGCGAACCAGATCAACGGTTTGCAAGCGCTAGTGTCTGATGCAGGCACCGGAACAGTTGGCGGTATCAACTCCTCTACGTATACGTTTTGGAAGTCGGGTTTGCAGTCAGCAGCCGCGCCGATTCAAGGCGGTGGTGCAATTACGCCATCTGCAACAACCATTGAGAGCATGATGCTTCCGCTGTGGTTGCAACTGACGCGTAACAATGATCAGCCTGACTTGATTGTAATGGATGACACGTATTTTACGTTCTTCGACAACAGCCAAACCAGCATTCAGCGTTACACCAACACGACAGATCTGAAAACCGGCACGACTTCGCTTAAATACAAAGGCGCGGACGTGGTATATGACAGTCTGGCAGCGGGTATGCCCGATCAACACGCATACTTCTTGAATACCGATTACATCGGCGTTTGCGCTCATCGAGATGCAAACTGGACGGAAGTCCCCGAGAAATCATCGGTAAATCAGGACGCCGAAGTACTGCCAATTATCTGGCAGGGCAATATGACTGTGAGCAATCGTTCGCTTCAAGGCGTGATGAAGGCTTAACCGGCAATAATCAGATCAGGAGAAAATCATGTCTGACTATCAAATAGTAAACCCCATTGTCGGTATGCAAAACATTGCCGACACCTCGACAACTCAGAACCAGCCGCTAGGGACTATCGTTCAAGCGAACGATGTCGCTTCAACGGCTTATGGTTCGGGGATGTTTATCTATCTCGCGGGCGTCGCATCAACAGTGCTTGGCTCATGGGTAACTTTCAATCAAGACGACAACACCACAGCGCTGTTAGCGGCTAACGCTATCGGCCCTGTCGGCATCGCTATGTCAATTAATGTTGCCAGCCAGTACGGCTGGTATCAGATATACGGCAAAGGTGTCGGCAAGTGTCTCGCTAGTTACGTCGATAACGGACTCGTTTATGCGACTTCTACGGCAGGCAGCATTGATGATGCTGTTGTTTCTGGCGACCGAGTGAAGTTAGCTATTGGTGCATCGGCAATTGACACACCGTCAACGGGCCTTGCGGAGTTCGAGATCCAATATCCATTCATGGATGACGGAAGCGCTGCTTAATTAGGCCCTAAGTAGCTCCATTGTGAGCGCCCTACTTTCGGGGCGCTCACCTTTTTAATCTGCGGAGGCTTTCATGGTAGACATTAGACCGGGCGACAACGAAGAGCGGCCCTGTTATATCGAGTTCGAACTTCGGGCTGATGAAGACAGAAACGCATCGATTGAGGCCGGAATGCCGGTATACAAAGATGTCGAGTATGCAAAATTGACGCCAGCAGGCAGTCAAGGCACGCTCGTTTCCGAGAAAGTCGTCACAGAACAGCTCTTAAACGAGTGGCGTAATGGCAACAGGCGCGGTGATCGGCCAATCCCTTACTATCTGCAAGCATACGACGCTTGGAAGCAGGGGCTAGAAATGCCGGTGAATGGTTCCGATGTGCGACATTGGCCGGGTGTGACGCCCGCGCAATTAAGAACTTGCCAAGAAGCAGGCATCAAAACCGTAGAAGATTTGGCTAATTCGAACGCGGACAGCATTCGGCGTTTGGGCATGGGCGGTTTAGCTTTAGTCAAAAAAGCCAAAATCTATCTCGAAAACGCAGAAACGAATAAAGCCGCTGAAGAAATCTCTGCGTTGCAGATAAAAATCGAAACGATGGAAGAATTGATTCACACGCAAAGTGAACAGATCGCGGCTTTGCAAAATGACTTGGAAACACGTCCGAGTCATGGAAAACGCGGTAGGCCGAAAAAAGAGGCGGCATGAGCTTTCTAACGATCATTCAAAATGTATGCGACACGATTGGCTTGGCGCAGCCATCGGCAGTCATTGGCGCGACAGATCAAAACGTCATCGCATTGCAGACGATGGCTAATACCGAAGGGCGCGAATTGTTAGACAGATTTTCGTGGCCCGCTACGCAGTTAGAAGTTACGCACACCTCATTAGCCGCCGAGCTGCAAGGCGTGATGACGACGCTCGCGCCGGGTTTCAGCTATATCACCAGCTCGACATTTTGGGATCGAACACTAACGCAACCCGTTCGAGGGCCATTATCGCCAATCGAATGGCAGGCGTTAAAGGCTCGAACAGCAACGGGGCCGTATGCAAGTTATCGAATATTCGGTGGCAAGCTATATGCATATCCCGCCCCGAGTGCCGGTAATACGTGGGTGTTCGAGTACCAATCGACGTATTTTTGCCAATCGGCGGCAGGTGCTAATCAGTCGAAATGGACGGCAGATACCGATGTCGGTGTCCTCGATGAGCATCTGATGGAAATGGGCATAATCTGGCGCTTTAAGAAAAAGAATGGCCTCGATTATTCTGAGGACTATCGGAGCTATGAGCAAAAACTAGCGACGGAAACCTCCCGCGCTGGCGGTAGGCCGATTTTAAACATGACTGATGAAACTCCGATGCGAGGCGTCTACATTCCAGAGGGAAGCTGGGCGTAATGGTTACTGAGGAGCAGATCCGTGCGTATTTAGCGCAATATGGCGCAAATGCGGCTCAAAATATCTCCCCCGAACAAATAAATAACCTAACCCCCGAAGAACTAGCTGTTCTACAACAAAATCAAATGGCGGGAAATATAATTACTGCTGATTGGGATGAAATGGCCAAGGCGCTATTGTCGCAGCAACTACAACCAAGACTAGCATGAATTAATGTCATGGGTACTCAAGCCGGACAATATGTCGCACCAGCAGCCAGAGAACACTTTGAAAAACTTATTGCTGATAGCAAAAAAACTAAACCAGTAATTCCTGGTAAGCCCAATCCGAATATCGGTATGGGACTGCGAACACCTAGCGATCAGCCGCAATTCGGCGAGATCGGTTGGGTGAATCCAAACTACGATCTCTACCACAACGCCGATGGCTATCATCGTTTCGATCCAACAATCCCTGGCATGGGTATGCAAATGTCTCGGACGTATGCCGATGGTGCCTACGCATATGACGTATATCAACAACGTAGTCCAAACACTATGTATGCCCGCTATTCGAGGCAGTTTCTAGCCGAAAACGGCATAAACCCGGCCACAGCGACCGACATGCAAAAGTTTGCGGCGATGGATTATGCGGGGCGATTAGGCCAATGGAAAAATCAGCGGCCTAAACGAAAGTTTGGGATCAAAGACGCATTCGGATTAGCGTTATCGGTTGGAGCAATTTTTGCTGGCGATCCTTTTTTAGCCGCAGGATTGGCGGGTACTGGTTCAGCAGTACAAGGAGGGGACATTGGGGATATTATAACAGCGGCGGGAATGACAGCGGCCTTCAATGTCGGAGGAGGCAAAGCGGGCAAGGCTTTAGCCGAAAGCGCCAAAGCAGGCAATCAAGCCGCTCAATTTGCATTAAAAGCTGCTCCATATTCAAAAGCAGCAGCACGGACTGTCGGAGCCGGTCTTGCCGGATATAACGCTATACGCCAATCGGGAGTTAATTTAAGTCCCGATGAATATAGTCTTCGTCAGGGTGGAAGTCCAAAAATCACAACTTATGAGCCGGAAAATAAAAATATTGCTTTCAGCGCACACCCGACAAGCGCCTATCTTGCGGCATACCCTGGCGCTCCTGCGTTAGCAGCGAGAAGCGCAAGCCCAACAACTCCAGCTCCAGCAGCCCCAATAACTGGCACTGCGAACGTAACCTCGAACGCTGCGCGGCCTTATGTCGCGCCGCCGCGCATTCCGATTGCGCCGAATATTCCTATCGTTAATTACGATCAAAGCAGAAATTATGCGCCGCTTACACAACAATTAAGCCCACGCGCCCCAACAATGCAGCAGGCGTTAATGCGCCCCGCAGCGACTCGCCGCCGATCCCAAAATGTTAGAACCGCTTAATAACAACTCAAAACGAATCAAAACGTCGCAAAGCGTCAGCATTCCTGCGCCTGTGCGCGGCTGGAATGCCCGCGATTCATTGGCGAATATGCCCGAAGACTTTGCGGTCGAGTTGGAAAACATTTTTCCCAGCCTGACGAGTTGCGACTTGCGTAGAGGTTACGCATCGCATAGCACCGGCAACGGCACTGGCGCTGTAGAAACGTTGGTGGAATATGCTGGGCCGGTAACGCGTAAACTCATCAGTGCTGCCGATAGCGTAATTTATGACTCATCCGCAGCGGGTGTTTCGACTCCCATCGCCACCGGAAAAACAAATGGCAGATGGCAAACGACGATGATGGGTACGTCAGGCGGTAATTTCTTATATATGGTAAACGGTGCCGACGCGCCGATTTATTACACTGGATCGGCATTCGTTACGCCGACGCTTTCGGGCGTGACGGCGACGAGCATCGTCCATGTTACGACGCATCAGCGGCGATTGTTTTTCGTTTTTAACGATAGTCTGTCTTTTGGCTATCTGCCGGTGGTTTCCATAGCTGGCACGGTTTCGACGTTCGATTTAAGTGGGCTATGCCGTAAGGGCGGCTATTTGATGGCGATTGGCTCATGGACTCGAGATGGTGGCTCTGGCCCTGATGACTTATTCGTTGCCATCACATCCGAGGGTGAGGTGATTTTGTAC